GTTATAGATTAGTGGGTAAGGATGGTGATATTTACGATTATAGCAAGCAAGAATTAGAAGAAGTTATCAAAGATAGTAATTTGGGTGTAGCAGCTAATGGGGTTCTTTATATGCAAGATAAACCAGGTTTGATTGCGGATATCCTAAACACATGGTTTCAAAAGAGGGTTGAATATCGTAAATTAGAAAAGAAATATGGTGAGGAAAAGAATACGGAATTATATGAGTTCTATGGTAAAAGACAACACGTTCAAAAAATTCTTTTGAACTCAATGTATGGTGTATTAGGTTTGCCGGCATTTCGTTTCTATGATGTGGATAACGCAGAGGCGGTGACACTAACGGGCCAGGTCGTAATTAAAAAAACGGCTGAGATGGCAAATAGAAAATATTGGAAAGAATTAGGAACAACGGATGACTACAATGTTTATATTGATACCGACTCAATCTATATGATGGCAGAACCATTAGTAAAACACAGATACCCAGAATATAAAGAGTTTGATGAAACCAGAATGGCACAAGAGGTAAACACCATTGCAGAGGAAACTCAATCATTTTTAAATTCATTCTATGATTTATTGGCAGAGAGATTTTTCTTTATTCCAAAAGAGAAACATAGATTTGAAATCAAAAAGGAATATATCAGTAAAGCAGGATTTTGGGTAGCAAAGAAAAGATATGCACAATGGATGATTTTGAAAAATGGTATTCCGTGTGATAAGTTAGATGTAAAGGGATTGGATGTAGTTCGTTCTTCGTTTCCCAAAGCATTCCAAAAGTTTATGTCTACAATGTTAAAGGATATTCTGATGGGTAAAGATAATGATTATATTGATGATACATTATTAACCTTTAAGAAAAGCTTACCAACACTTCCTGTAAATGTAATAGCAAAAGGTGGAGCAATCAAAGAATTGAGCAAATATGATGATGGTAGTTGGAAAACTGGTTCATCTATTGCAACATTTGAGAAAGGAACACCTGCACACGTTAAAGCCGGAATAGGATATAACCGATTGTTAAAGTTCTTTAATTGTCCGTATAAGCACGAACCAATCAGAGATGGTGATAAAGTAAAATGGGTATATCTTAAAACAAATCCATTAGGATTAGAAACACTTGCATTCAAAGATTACAATGACCCAAAGGAAATTATGGACTTCGTTGAAAACTATATAGACAGAAATAAAATATTCGAAGCAGAATTAGAAAATAAATTGGATGATTTTTATAACGCATTAAAGTGGGATAAAGTCACCGCAGATACAAAAACAGCAAAGAAGTTTTTTGCATTTTAATTTGGTAATTTAAAAAAATAATCTTATATTTAACAAACAATAAAATTTAAAACATGAACAAAAACAATTTATTAAAATTCATTCAAAAGTATTCATTAGGTGGACTTATTGAATCAGTAGCTTGGAACGCAGACGGAACAAAATTATCAGTTCGTTTCATTTCAGACGACAAAACCCTATTAGGTGAAGTAGAATACAATGCGTATACATCTACTCCAATGAGTGTTGGTATTTATACAACATCATTATTGAAAAATATGATTGGTGTATTAGATAACGACTTAACATTAAAAGTTGACAAAGCAGGTGAAAAATCGGTATCATTGAAGTTATCTTCTGACGAAACCGAAACATCTTATCAGTTGGCAGACTTAGGAGTTATTCCTCCTGTTCCAGATTTGAAAGCAATGCCTGATTTTGGTATTTCAATCGATATGGCATCTAATATGATTGATAAATTTATCAAAGCAAAGGGTGCATTGAGTGATGTAGATACTTTCACAATCTTTACCGAAGGTGGTGATTTGAAGATGGCAATTGGTTATTCTTCTATCTCTACAAACCGAGTTACATTCACTGCACAAAAAGATTACGCAGAAACGGTAAAACCAATTTCTTTCTCAGCAAAGTATTTGAAAGAAATCTTAACAGCAAACAAAGAAGCAACATCAGCAAAATTAAAAGTTTCAACTGACGGATTATCAAATGTTGAATTCCAAATTGATGATTTTGTATGTAAATATTATTTAGTAGAAATTTCAAATTAATAAAATGACAGACCAACAAACAAAAGAAATGTTAGAAACAACATTAGGAGCGGAAATAGACAAAATGGCACAAGAAGTATTAGAACCACAAGGTAGTGTTACAATACCAGAAGCACAACCAATTACGGACGCAGAATGGTGTTTTCAATTCTTTAACAATGAACCAGTAGTATTTGCTTTTTCAAATGAAGGAGAAACTGCTACACCATTGGCTTTACAAATTCAACCAAAAGAAGGAGAAGGATTAAACTTCCAACAAAATGGAATGTCTTTTAGAATTTTCCCAAGACCAATTAGTGAAGAAACAAAAAAAGAAAGAGAAAATGTTAGTAAAAATAAAGAAGCTTAGTCCAGACGCAGTGATTCCAAGTTATGCAAAAGATGGTGATGCGGGTATGGATATGGTAGCAACCAAAATTATAAACGAAACATTGGATTCTATTACATACGGAACGGATATTGCAATGGAAATCCCAAAAGGATTTGTAGGATTGGTATTCCCTCGTTCATCAATCAGAAAAACCCACCTATTTTTAAGCAATTCGGTTGGTGTAATTGATAGTGGATATAGAGGTGAAATACAAGCTACTTTTAAGAAAATACAGGGAGTAAGTAATAATGCATTGGATAATTATAAAGTTGGTGATAGAATTTGTCAAATTATGATTATACCACATCCACCGGTAACATTTTACGAAGTAGAAGAATTAAATAACACCGAAAGAGGCGAAGGCGGATTCGGTTCAACAGGAAAATAATATGAGTTTTTTCGCAAACGAAAACAATAAAAAAGAACATAGCTTGTGGGTGGAGAAATACCGCCCACAAACTCTTGCTGACTATGTTGGTAATGAAACTATTAAAGAAACAATTCAGCAGTATTTAGACGCAAATGATATACCACATTTGTTGTTATACGGAAAAGCAGGAACTGGTAAGACTACACTTGCAAAGTTAATCGTAAACACAATCAAATGCGATTATATGATTATCAACGCATCGGATGAAAATAATGTGGATACCGTAAGAACGAAAGTTAAGAACTTTGCATCATCGGTTGGATTTGCGGGTTTCAAAGTAATCATCTTAGATGAGTTTGATTATATGACACCGGGAGCACAAGCGATTTTGAGAAACTTAATGGAAACATTCAGCAAACATTGTCGTTTCATCTTAACGTGTAATTACATTGAGAAAATCATTGACCCTATTCAAAGTAGATGTCAGTCTTTCGCAATCACCCCTCCGACTAAAAAGGATGTAGCAGTTCAGGTAGCAAAGATATTAGATGCTGAAAAGATTAAGTATGAACCAAAGAATATGGCTGATGTGATTAATTCATATTATCCTGACATCAGACGAATACTTAATACTTGTCAGTTACAATCTGCAAAAGGTGAATTAAAAGTAGACCACAAAATTATGGTTGAATCAAACTTTGCAACTAAACTTATTGATTTATTAAAATCAAATGATGACAAACGAAATGTGTTTATGGCAACAAGACAGGCCGTAGCAGATAACAAACTAAATGACTACTCCGAAATGTATACAATGTTATACGACAAAGTTGATGAATATGCAACCGGAAATGTAGCAAATGTTATTTTGACAATTGCAGATGGATTATCAAAAGACGCATTAGTAGTAGATAAAGAAATAGTGTTTATGAGCACAATTATTCAAATTTTAAATATTATAAAATAATGGAACAACAAATGAACCAATTACCACCTAATTTCAATTTAAATGATGCAAGAGATATGGATTGTGAATGTGGTGGAAAGATTTTCTTACCAGGTTATAGATTCAAAAAAATTAGTAGATTGTTAACAGGTGCACCAAAAGATTCAGTTATGCCAATTGAACTGTATGTATGTGCAAGTTGTGGTAAACCTTTAAATGATTTATTACCACAAGAATTACAAGAAACAAAAATCATAGAATAATGGCAGCAAAATTGTTTGACCATATTAATGCAATAACCACCATACAAGACCCTAAGTATTTCGATAAACTATCTGATGAAGATATTAAGACTTGGAGTAATTTTATGATAAATAGATTTCTATCAATGAAACCTGAATGGGTTGAGTTGGTAGCATCTCTATTACCCTTAACACAAACTCTACAACCAAAAGAAATGTATAAGTTGTATATTAGTGTTATTCCAAAAGGTAAATACTTTTTGAAATACATAAAAGGAAAATCAGAAGATAAATACGAACAATTTATAATTGATTTATTAAAAAAAGAATACGATTGTTCCGAAAACCAAGCTATTGAATATTTAGAAGTTCTTTATTCAACAAGAGAAGGTAGAGAATATATGAAATATGTTTGTGAAAAATATGGTATTGATAAAAAGCAAATAACTAAATTGAAGCTTAAAATATAATATTTATTATAAAACAAATATGAATAAAAATTTTGAAGATTCCAAAGAGCATTTTTTAAAATATGGTTATTGTAATGCTTCTTTAAAAGATATTGATTTAAATTTTTACAACTATTTAGATATCAATTTTGCTTGTGATGAGAATCGTAATTTGCAAAGTAAGTTTACCAAACTAAGATTTGATTCTACTAAAATAGAAACAAAATATCATAGTCCAATACCTTCATATGAGGATACAAAATTAAAAAAAGAAGAATTTTTAAACACAAACGAACCAGAATCAATTAGCCAATGTTGGTATTTTTCGCATAATGTTAAAAAAAGTGACCACGATATAATTTCGAAAGGTATTTATAATATTTGTAAATACTACTACGATTTACCAGAAAATAGTTCATTGGATAACAGTGAATTGAGTCTCTCTTATTATGATACGGGATGTAGATTTAGAGAACATAAAGATGGGTATAGTGTAAATTTATGCTCTATGATTATCTATCTAAATAAAAATTATAAAAAAGAAGATGGTGGACTTCTATTATTAAATGGTGAAGAAATTGTTCCTGAATTTGGTAATGTGGGATTGATGGATTTATCAAAGTATCAAATTAGCCATGGAGTAACCGAAGTGATTGGTGGCCCTGGAAGATATGCCATTTTAGATTTCCCAAAATTAAAACCATAATATAATTTGGTAAATCCAAATAAATTGGTTATATTGAATATATTATGGCAAGAGTATCATTTTCACAATATAGTATGTGGCATAGTTGCCCACATCAATATAAATTAGCATACATAGATAAGTTGGGGGAAAATTCCTCTAACATACATTCAATCTTTGGAACCGCAATGCATGAGACGCTCCAAAACTATTTGGAGAAGTGTTTAAGAATATCAAAGTCACAAGCTGACAAAATGATTGACTTAAAGGAATATCTAAAAGAAAGAATGAGAGATGCATATCTTAAAGAAACGGGTGGTGAAATAGGTAATACTACAATATGTACCAAAGAAGAAATGGTAGAGTTTTTAGAAGATGGAAATGTCTTATTAGATTGGTTTCAAAAACCCAAAAACTTTAACAAATTCTTTTCGTTAAAACACGATGAGTTGGTAGCAATTGAACAACCTATAAACACAAAGATTTCAGAGAATGTAAACTTTATGGGTTTCATAGATTTGATTAT